ATGACCAAAGGTGAGCAAACCATACAACTAGAACTAGTTGCTATGAAAAACAAAGCTAAGGGGAAAATATGACTGGTGAAATACAAAACTTTGACTACGACATAAATTACAGTTTTGAAACCAATTTTACTGAATGGTTTAAAACTGCGAATAGAGAACGCTTTGACTGGAAAGAAGATCCACTCCAGGAAGAAGAAGCCTATGATATCTTTGTACACAAGTACGGCCATCATAGAGTAACGTAATGATGGCACTAGCCCAGCGGAAGTTTATAAGTTTCAACCGCTCATTGAGGGACTGGCTCACCCAAGACGGCACAACGAGCTACCAATTAAAAGGAGATTAAATTGAACAAAGTAAAAGTAAATAAAATTATGCAAGAAGTTTTAACAGAGATAGAATCGGATGATGCTGTACAACAACTTGCGGAATGGTATAAAGTTAAATTGTGTGACAAGTTAGCTGATGTTTTTTCTGGTGCTAGACACCACGCTCGTGGTTTTACAAGTACCTGTACAAAACAAGAAGCACAACAAAACAAAACACGCTATGAATTAATTGAACCATTGATTAATGAAGCAGTAGAAAAATATTTAAATAAACTTAACCAATAACAGGAGCTGTCGCTTTTAACTACTTAAAATCTGATATAAGATAGTTCCTGTTACCTTTAGAC